GAAGGGCTGGTTAGCTCGTTCGCCATACTCGATGAATTGCACCTAGCCCGCGATACCCGGCTTTGGACGATCCTGAAATACGGCTCCAAAACCAGAAGGCAACCACTGTTGATCGGAATTACAACCGCTGGCAGCAGCGCAGGGGGCACAACCCCGGCGTGGGCGGAACACGAATTCGCTACCAGATTGCTTGACGGCTTAGTCCAAGATGACGAATTCTTCCCGGTAATCTATGCCATCGACGAGGCGGACGACTACAGAATTCCTCAGAATTGGCGCAAGGCGAATCCAAGTTGCGGACCTGTAAGCGAAGGCTACCTCTTTGACGTAGACACGCTGCAAAAAGAGTTTGATGAAACCGAATCGAAGCCTTCTGCCCGTGGCGATTTCATCCGCTTCAGTTGCAATCGCTGGAGCAATGAATCAGAAGACCCGGCGATTGAACTTGCCAAATGGGATGCGTGCTCGATCTTAGGGCTATCCAAGCACCCCGACCCCGTAAAGTTGAGGGCGCAAGCGATAGAACGCTTGAAGGGAAGACTTTGCTACGGCGGGGTTGACCTCGCGCCCAAACTCGATTTGAGCGCCCTTGTGTTGCTGTTCCCGCCCCGTGATTCCACAGAGCGATGGGAAATTCTGGAGTATTTCTTTATCCCAGCCGACAACATTGAACCACGAGTAAAACGTGATCGTGTGGATTACGACATTTGGCGGGATCACGGTTTCTTGGTCACGACTCCCGGCAACCTCACCGATCCTCGATACATCGCTGACCAGATCGTGGAGCTATCCAGCTACTTCGACCTGAAGGAAATAGCATACGACTCGGCTTGGTCTTCAGAATTGATCCGTATGTTGTCGGAAGCAGGCTTCCCCATGAATAAGTTTGTGGATCACCCGCAGACCCACATGCGCATGAATGTGCCTTGCCAAGAATTCATGCGGAAGGTATTGCGGAAGGAATTTATTCACAGCGCCAACCCATGTATGCGCTGGCAGGTGAACAATCTGAGGTGGAATACGCAAAAAGGCACAGGCTTTATCCGACCAGACAGAGGCTCCAAGCGTCAGAAGATCGATGGTCCTGCGTCCTTGATGATGGCTTTGTCCCGTGCCATTTCCCCTGACAACCGCCCCAAACCTTCGTTCTTCGTGGTCACTAGCGCCTAACCCCGCCCCGAAATACCACTATCCCACGCTTAAGTAGGCTCAACTTAACGAGGAACGATGCAAAAACTTAACCTGTGGAACCGCGTGCGCTCTTTGCTATTCACCAATGACGCGGGTTCTACTTTGGCGAGTCCCAGCGCCGACCTTATTCAATCCCTGATGGGATTTCCAACCGCTGCGGGCAAGATCGTAAATCGTGCCACAGCCCTCAGAATCGCTTCATTCTTGGCGGGCGTCAAAATGATGTCCGGAGATATTGCCAAGTACCCGCTGGTGCTTCGTTCGACCACAAATGTTGGCGGACGTATCCGCACCGTGCCCGCCGTTGACGAACCTCTCTACACCCTTCTCAAAGATTGTCCGAACGCATGGCACACCTCCTTCCAAATGCGGTTCTACCTAGTCTCGCAATTGATCACGAGCGGCAACTGCTTTGCCCAGATCATCCGTAATCAGGCGGGCACGATACTGGCCCTGAACCCATTGGACAGTTGGAGAATGAGCCAAAAGTGGGACATGAGTGTACCGGGCAAGCCCTTGCTCTACTGGATATTTGCTGATGCTCAAGGCGGGCTGCGGAGATTTGAACAAAAAGATATTTGGCATACGACATCCTGCAATTTTGAAACCAGCGTTGAAGGGTCGGCGATCATTGCCTTGGCGAAAGAGGCCCTGAGCGTATTGGCGGCCGCCGAAGAAACGGCGGGCAGGAATTTTGCAAATGGCCTCGGCATGTCCGGGTTCATCAGTTTTCCCATTGACTCGGCTTTAACGGAACCGCAGGCCCAAGGTGTGGTAGATCGCTTGAAAAAAGATTTCAGCGGCAGCCAGAACAGCGGAAAATTTACGATCCTTCCGGGCGGCGGCAAATGGGAAAGCATGGCATGGAACGCCAAGGACTCCCAATTACTGGAAAGCCGTCAATGGAATGCACAAGAAATCGCCCGCGTACTAGGTGGAGCGCCTTTAATAGTCAAGCTGGGCCTGAATGAAAGTAATTCCACCTACGCCTCCACTAGCGCATTCCTTGAGGAGTATCACAATACTTCTTTGCTCCCGCATTGCGTGGCCCTTGAGCAAAGTATCACCAGAGATTTGATTCAGCCCAAGGATCGGGCAAGGCTGTATGCCAAGCACAACACCGCCGTAGTTTTGGGCGGAAGTCTGAAGGAACGGGCGGAAACCTACGAAATTCAGTTCCGATCAGGGCAGATTACAGGCAACGAAGCCCGCACGAACGAGGATCGGGACACGATTGACGGCTGGGACTTCTGTTGCCTCCCCGCCAATTCCGCTGTGTTCGACCCCACAACGAAGGAAGTTTTTATCCCCGGCCAAGATTTGCCGGGCAAAGAAGACCCCGCCGAAGACGCTACGGACACCAAACCGGAATCCCCTGCGGAAGACAAGCAGGACGCTAAGCAGAAGGCTTCCAAGGCTACCGCACGGCTGCAATCCTTGGCTAACAACCTCGCAGAACGAGTCATCCGCAAGGAAACCAAAGCTGGAACGGCGGAGCCAAAGTTTGTGGCTGAAGTTCTGAACATCACCATGCAACAGGCTCAAGAATACTGCGCCCAACGGAAGACGGGCGCGATTACCAACGAGAATGCAACGAATGTTTTGATTGCCCTCGTTCTGGGAGACAACTATGACGAAGAAACCTAACCCGCTGCACTTTTTCAACGCCGCAAAGAACGCCGATGTGCTCACGCTGGATTGCATGACCTCGATTGGTGCCGACTGGTTCGGCGAAGGCATCACGGCGCAAGGATTCTCCGATGCCATCAATCAGGCAGGGGAATTTTCGTCGATCACCCTGAACATCAACAGTCCGGGCGGGGATTTGTTCGAGGGCGTGGCGATTTTTAATACTCTCCGGGCATCTGGCAAACCCGTGAACGTGAATGTCATGGGTCTCGCGGCTTCGGCTGCATCCTTGATTGCTATGGCGGGCGACAGCGTCACCATGCAGCTTGGAACCTCCATGATGGTTCACAACGCAATGGCGTTTGCGATGGGCTACGCAGCCGACATGAGGAAGATGGCAGACACACTGGACACCGTAACGGGTTCAGCCGCCGACCTGTACGTTGCCAAGACGGGGCAGACCAAGAAAGAAGTATTGGCGATGATGAACGAAGAAACGTGGATGACTCCCGAAGATGCGTTGGACATGGGCTTCTGCACCGCCATCGGCAAGGAAAAAGCCAAGGGCGAAGCGGCAAGCAATTCGTTTGATCTCAGCGTCTTCAAGAATGTGCCAAAAGAGTTGACACCGGAGCCCGTTGCGGACCCGGAGCCTGTTGCGGATGATCCCTTGATTAGCATCTTCCGCCACCGTTTGGAAATGATGAGGAGCGCCTAACTTGTACCAGCAAATCTTAGTTACGCGAGCAAATCCCGTGGTGACACCTGAAGAGTTAGCCAGCTTCTCCCGTTTCGATTTGCCGGACCAATTCGACACAGCCAGTCCGCCCAACGTCACCTCGGATTATGCCTTGATCCAAGCATTCATCGAGGCGGCATCGGACCAAGTAGAGCAAATGACCGCACGAGCGTTGGTTACGGAGCGAATCGTTGAGACCTACGACTATTTTCCGGGCACGAGTGACCCTCGAAACATGTTAGCGATGTATCAGCTAGGTTATGCGTACAACGCCCCTCCGTTTTGGTGGTACGGATTCCCCACAAAGGATTCCATCGAACTATGCCGCCGTCCGGTGCAAGTGGATGCCGGGTCGCCGCCGCCCAATCCGACCGTAATTACGTACAACGACGTGAACGGCGATTCTCAAGTGTTTGGTTCGTCTAACTACAGCGAAGGGTTTGACAAGATAACTTTGTTGCCGGGTTCTGTATGGCCGCAAACCTCCCGTACTCAAGACTGCATTCAAATCGAGTACTCCGCAGGGTATTCGGACGATTCGTCACTGGTTCCTGGCCAATTGAAGCTGGCGACCATGTTCCTCGCCGGGTGGTGGGTGGAAAATCGGATACCAGTTTCAACGGAGCCGACCACGGAAGTCATGTTTACTTTGTGCTCCCTGCTCGGCAGCTTCAAACTTATGAGGATTCCTAGATAGCCATGAACACACCCAAGACAGCACAAGGCGTCCGCAGAAAGTCGGCCACCGACTACAACTGCCGGGTCACGTTCCTTGGCAGCGGAAATGTCGATAATTTGGGAAACATTTCGTCGGCGACCGTGGTGTGCACCGTATGGGCGAATGTGAAGGCCGTTATCAGTGTCAGGGGTGCGGCGATGCTGAAGGCTGACCAGATTTTGCAGAAGACCAATTACGAAGTCGCCATGCGCTGGCGAGACGACGTAGACGAGTCGATGCTGGTTGAAATCAAGGGCAAGCAGTTCACGCTGGACAATTTGGCGGACCCCGATGGGCAGCAGATTGAATTGCGGATGATTTGTAGTGAGGTTGATCAGTCGATCTAATGGGAATCACGGCAAAAATCGAGGGCTTGCAGGAATTGCAAGCCAAGTTGGATGTCTTGCCAACGAAATTGGCGAAGCGCATCTTGAGACCAAGTTTGGAAGACGCTGGTGCGATTATTCAACAGGCAATGGGGGTACGTGCGCCCCGTGAGTCCGGCAACCTCACCACGCACATCGGACTCAAGGTTGTCGTGCATAACGACTTGGATGCGTCAGTCAAAGTTGGTCCGGACAAGAGCGCATGGTATGGCATGTATGCGGAACTTGGTACTGCCCCCCACACCGAAACTTCCAAGAATGGCAAGACATGGACCCACCCCGGTGAGCCCGCCCGCCCATTCATGAGACCAGCGTTTGAGGAAAGTAAAGATGCGGCTCTCGCTGCCCTGATTGCAAACATAAACGACGGGCTGAAGGACGTGGCGAAATGATCATGGAAGGGTTGTTCAACTTGCTGCTCGTTACGCCTGAAATATCCTCGCTCGTTTCCAATGGCGGAAGCCCGCCCCAATTTTCCATCCATCACGGGTCGCTCCGCAAAGGCTACACTTTGCCCGCCGTCAGGATGAATGTGGTCACCACATCGTTCATCACCACCACCGACAGCACCGCCGACCTTGAATACCAGACCATACAGTTTGATTGCATGGCAGTGGATTACCTTGATGCGCTTCGCCTGAAGGACGCGGTCAAGTCATTGCTCAAAGACTACGCGGGAACCTTGATTGAAGGCACGACAGTGCGGGCAACGTTTATCGTGAACGAAATTGACAATCCCTTGGCTGAGGGCAAAGGCGGGTATGTGTTCCGCTCCATGCTTACCTTCAAATTTGCCTACGACGCCACGGGCATTCCTGTTATTGCGCCGATTCCCAACGTGGTACTCGACCTCGATGACGTGGGTCTGCCCCAGATGGATACAGGCAACTAACTTTCCAACCATAAGTAGAGCCGTTCAGATGGACTGAACAACATGGCTGGAGGGGGACTCCTATGTCAAATAACCCTAAAATACGCCTTGCCCGTGGTCCCAAGTCACGCCTACCAACTCCCCCCAATGCATTTGAATTAGGCCGCTGCTACATCGCAGAGGACACCCGCGAGCTTTGGGTAGGACAAGGCTTGAATGTGCCCATGATCCAAGTGGGTTTCAGCGGCGTGCTCACCGAAGCCGACATCGTTGGCTTGGTCGCTGACCTTCTTGCACTGAGCGCATCCGACGCCACTGAGACTGCACGGGCTGAAGCAGCGGAAACCACTCTCACCACCGACATTGCAGCGGAGACGACTCGGGCTGAGGCTGCCGAAGCTACTCTGTCGGACAGTTTCATGTACGTTTACGAGCATGGGCTGTTCCTGTTCCAGTACCAGATTTCCGCCGATGTTGCATCGGGACAAGTTGTGTCACTGGATGCCCTGAGCAGCGATGTGGTTTCGCCCTGTACCAGCACGAGGGTTCCGCTTGGCGTTGCTCAGCAGGATGGACTAAGTGGCAGTCAAATCTGGGTGTGCATAGGTGGTGTTAGTCCGGTCAATGCAGTCATGGCTGGTGCTGCGCTTCGTTCTGGAGACATACTTGCGGTAAACGATCTCGCTCAGGTTATCCTTGCCGTTCCTGCTCCGGGCGAAACGATTCGCACCATTGGCATTGCTGTAGATGCCGATGACGGTCCTTTGGACGCTTTTGTCGTGTATGTCGCTCCCGGTTCGCTTACGGGCGATAGCGTTTCTGCTTTAGCGGATGCGGTTACAACTTCTGAAGCCTACACCGATAGCTCCATTGCTGCCATTCCCGCTGCCCACAATTATTCCCCCGACATCGCTACTGCTGTAGGCACAGAAACAACCAGAGCGGAAACCGCCGAAGCCGCAATCACGGCTTCCATCCCAACGTTGCCAATCACCGAAGCCAATGTCACAGGCTTGGTAAGCGACCTTGCAGGCAAAGCCTCCACTGGCTCCGTGACCGCTGCTATCACCACGGCAGAAGCATTTGCCACGGCTGCGGACACCTCTGCCGCAATCGCTGAAGTCATTCGTGCCAATGCAGCCTATGACGCCAGCGGTGCTGCTGCATCTGCGGTAGCCACGGAAGTTACGAACCGCAACACAGCGATTGCCGTTGAGACCACCAACCGTATCGCCGCCGATGCCACCACACTTGCTAGCGCAAAGACGTATGCGGACGCTGACATAGCTACTGAAGTCACCAATAGAAATACGGCCATCGGGGTTGAGACGACGAATCGCACGACGGCAGATACGACCCTGCAAACCAACATCACGGCTGAGGCGTCTACCCGAGCAACAGCAGACACTACCAACGCCACGGCAATCAGCACCGAAACTACTAGGGCGACGACCGCCGAAGGTTTGCTGGCTCCGAAAGCGAGTCCCACGTTCACAGGCACGGTAAGCGGAATCACCGCTGCCATGGTTGGTGCTGATGCCATCGGACTAGCAGCAACAGAGCAAACTCGTGCTCTGGCAGCAGAAGCGTTGCTGGCTCCGAAAGCCTCTCCGACTATCACAGGCACGGCGGCGTTCACCAATATCACGGTCAGCGGTACCACATCGTTTGCTGCTGCCAGCATCGCCTATGCCGCTCTTAGCGGGACGCCCGTTATTCCCACTTCGTTCGCATGGAACTCGGAAAGCAATGCCACGGGCAATCTTTCAATCTCGAACGCCGGATTCACCAGCACCTTCAACCAGACTTCTCCCGTTGCATGGACATGGGCGAACACCACAGCAAGTACCACCACATCTGCCCTTTACAGCAATGGCAACAGCCTCACAGGCTGGACGAACAGTGGTGTAACGGTTGACGGTGCGGTGGGCAACCCAGCGTCGTCGTTCAGTATCGCCAGCACCAAATACGCTTACATCAATGCAGGCGTGGTGAACGGCAGCACCATCCAGTTTGATTTCTATGGTACGTCCCTAAGCACCCAGATTTTTGCCGTGGATTTCGGCTGCAACTCCAGTGGCAACGGGCCTCGGATGCGTCTGGATATGCGGGGCAATGTATTCCTATCAGGATTTGCCATCAACGCATCAGGAGCATTCCCCAGCGACGGCGGGGTAGCGACGGCGGCAGTGTCAATCTTGACTCCTTCGCTCTCCACATGGCATCGGATTCACATCGCCCTTGCATCGGACGGCTTGTCCGCTTCTTGGTATTTGGATGGAGTGTTCCAAGCCAACGGTGCTCTCGCAGGCGGTGTGCTCGGCGGGTACCTGTGCTTCTACAGTGCGGGTGGAGCAGGGATTTGGATTGACAACATAGCTGTCTATTCCGCTACGGTCAATGCCAACTCCCCTGTCGTAGCACTCAACGGCACTGTCTGGAACGCCCCCGGCAACGCTTCGGCAACGGACAGTTGGACACTACAGGGTATCCCCGGAAGCGGCAGCACTGCTCCCACTTTGGTGATTGCCCATCCACTGGGAGCGGTGAGCGCACCCGATATGGCGATAGTCAGCGTCCCCAACCTGACCGCAGGGAGCGTCAACCCCAGCCAAATCCTGTTCAGCGGGGACACGGTCATGTACCGCCCCATAGCCGGAACCGTGGTTTTTGGCTTACCCTCATTGGGGTCTGCTGACAACAGCGCCTTCCTGAGATTCAGGGGTTTCTTTTCCGCCAAGACTCCGGGCGGGTCGGACTGGAAGATAGGCACCGACGCCCAGAGCACTCACGTCCTGCAAATCGCCAGCGATTGCGCGGCGGTTTGGAGTTCCACCACGGCTGCAAACGGCACCGCAGACAGCGGCATCTCCCGCATCGGAGCAGCCTCTCTCGCCATCGGCAACGGCACGGCTGGGGACATCACTGGCAGTCTGACCCTAAACACTCTCATTGCTCAAGGTGCTGTCCGAACTCCCGCTGTAACGGGCCTCGCTAACACTTTTGGTGCCTTTCAGTTTCAAGCCTCCAATCAGTTCACCAGTTACTCTACAACGCTACCCGTTCTGACGCTGGCTCCGCTTTCTGCGTCCACAGGAAACATTCTCACTTATCTAAACGCCGTTGCTGGCTCGGCAATCGGCGGCGTAGATAAGGCAGGTAATCTCCTGATAGGCGGCACTGATACAGGTTTATCCCGCCTCGGAGCAGGTTTTGTTGGCGTTGGAAACGGAACCGCTGGGGATTGGACTGGCAATCTTCGCATGGCGAGAACCTACATCAGCCGTGCGAACGCTACCACTTACGACTTTGTGCTCGACGCCGCAAACTTTCCAGCAATTAGCATCTCAAACGCATTCTCCTTCGCATGGTCATCCACTACCAACGCCAACGCAGCGGCGGACACAAATCTCTCCCGCATTTCTACGGGTGTGATCGGTGTTGGTACAGGAGCACAGGGCAGCATTGCTGGCTCCGTTCAAGCCAATGGTGGTTTCGCCCTAAGCAGTTCCGGAGCCGCAACGCAGGGAATGTCCGGTTCGGGCTCAAGCACCCTCGTTCGAGGCACGACAGTGACTCTGGGCAACTCTAGTGGCGCTGGAATTGTAGTAACGGGAGCATCACTTTCTGCTGGAACCATCATAGAGGCAACTACCCTCAGCCCGACCTCCGCTGCCACAGCCGGAACCACGGGTCAGATTGCTTGGGATTCAGGAAAGATTTACGTCTGCACGGCTGGTGGAGCGGCAGGCAGTGCAACATGGAAGGCAGCAACACTTACAACGGTATAAAGGAAAACCTATGAGCATCACATTGACTAACGCAGCATCAGCATCCATCGGCGGGCAGACGGTTGAGTCCGACGCCAACGCAGCGATAACCTATTTTGAACTGGCATACCCGGACTCGCTGAAAATCTACACCTCCTACGGCACGACGGTGGGACAGGTTTTCACTCCCGGCACCACTTTGCCCAAGGTCATCGTCAATGTGAACCTCAACAACGGCCTTTGGTCATCTACGAATGGGCTGTCTGGCACGCTCACGGGTCCGCAGCTTACTTCCATGCAAACCACCGCGCTCAGTATCCGGAACGGGCTGGAGAGCCTCATCGCCACAGGCATCGTGCCGGGCACGGCGGTGGCGTGGACGGCGGCGAGTTTCTAACCACTTGACTATCTAACCCTTCAGTAGGGCGGGTTCAACCCGTCGCTATCAAGGGGAAAAATTTATCATGGCTACAGACGCAGTTGTTGGCAGTGGATTCAAATTATCCGTAAGCGTAGGAACCTCGCCCGTAGTAGTCACAGAAATCGGTCAGCTTCGTACCGCCAAGCGGTCGGGCAGCAAGACCAAGATGGTCACGGTGACAAACACTGATTCGCCCCATGTGGTTTCTGGCGGGTTAATCTATGAGGAAACCCTGCCCACCATCATCAGTCCGGGCGACGTGGATTTCAGCGGCGTTTTCGGTCCAGATGATGCCAGTCAAGTGCTCTTGCAGGAGCTTCAGGATTTGGGAAGCCTCAATGTTTGGACAATTTCTTTGCCGAACGCCCGTGGACACTGGGCGTTTTCCAGTTACGTTTCGGACATCAGCATGGATGTTGACTACAGCAAAGAGGTCTCTTTCAGCGGAAAATTGAGCATCAGCGGCCCCGTAATTTATACCGCTGGCAGCTAACAAGTTTCCCCGCACCAGTAGGAGGGTGGGGATGCAAATCCTCACCTAACCCTATCCCTCAGTAACCCATCGCCCACGGGGTCTAAACGTGGCACCCGCATCACCCAAATCCATTCAAGAAGGTTCTATGTCTCCAGAAGAATTATTGGACGATGAAATCTGTCCATCCGTAACCGTCAAACTTGGCAAGAAGGAATACCGCCTCGCCTTTACGATGTGCGCCGTACTCGCGTTCAAGAAGGCGACAGGCAGGAACATTTTTGTAGAAATTGGCTGGGAAGGGTTCAACCTCCGAGATGACCCTGACTCCATCCTCGCATTCTTCTGGGCAGCGTTGCAGACGTACCACCCTGAAATCACCTTGGAAAAAGCTGGGAAGATGGTTCACTTCGGCAACATGACATTAGTGGCTAATCGCTGCCATGACGCCTTGCGGGTGTTCATGCCCGAAGCCGGGGTAGACCCTGACCCCAAGCAGGAGCCGACGACAGCGCAGTTGACTGGCTCCGGTATTGGAGCATAGCGCACGTGAACTTGGGCTTGAGCAAGAAAGAATTCTTGGCGATGAGTCCGAAGGAATTCTACGCCATGAACAAATGCCATCAGGAACGCACGGAGCACATGGATTGGCAGGTGGCGGGAATGAAGTCGTTCTACGCCAACTGCAATGGGGTAAGCATCACCGCTGAGGACTTCATGGGCAAAAAGAAGAAACCAGTACGAAAAACTGCCATGTCTGATGAACGGCTGGAAGCGCAGTTGACCTCGTTGTTTGGAGTAGGTCCGGAAGGCATAACTTATGGCAGATGACACAGCATTAGCCGCACTCGTTGTTGAGATGCGGTTGAACATGGCGAAATTCGAGGATGGGCTTAACCAAGTAACCAAGCTCACCAAGGACACCGCCGATGACGTTGACAAAAGTTTCGGCTCCATCTCTGAGGGACGCGGCGGGTTGATGTTGACGGAAGAGGCCCTTGGCGTAAGACTGCCCCGGCACCTCAATACCCTCATCGCCCAAATCCCCGGCGTAGCCAGCGCCTTCAGCGCCATCCTTCCCATCGCTGGAGTTGTGGTCGCCATTGACATCATTGGCAAGTTAATTTCTAAGCACGAAGAAGTCATCAAGAAGGCACAGGAGCAGCGTGAGGCGTGGGGCAATCTCACCGACAAGATACGGGAACAAGCCGATGCCCTGCAACTTGAGAACGACAAACTAAGCAAAACCATCGCCATCTACAGCGGCAGATCGCCCAATCTCGTAAAAGTTGCATTGGATGAAGCGGTAGTCGCTGCCGACAAACTGTTTAACTCCCTCAAGAAAGACGTAGATGAACTGGAAACTATGACCGACAAGCAGCATGTCGGAGTCATGGATCAGATTTTGGGCAGCGCCCACGGAGCCGAAGAACAGTTGCGTCCCTACTTTGACGCAATAAAAGAAGTGGAGCAGGCAAGCAAGGTCGCCATTGCCAACGCCAAGGCAAGCGGGGATGCGAAGCAGGTTGAAGCTGCTCAAACCGCCGCTGCCGCCAACGTGCAGGCCGCTTACAACAAAGCCATAGATGCCGCCAACGGTCTGTGGAATGCCTCCAATGCGATTATGAAGAATAGGGCAAACCAACTAATGGCTACAGGTGAGGCTGGTAGGTCGGCTATGAATTGGGTGGGGCAGGATCAGACCGACCGCATGACGCAGTTGGGCAATGTGGTTCATGGTCTTGCTGACCAGATGCACAACGCGGCATTGGGTGCCGACCACTTGAAGCTGAGCCTTACTGTTGGGTTGGAAGACCCGGCGAAGTCCGCCGTCAAGTTGCGGGAATCCCAAGAAGCTCTTGCCCGGTCATTCAAGGAAGTGACTGACGCTGAGAACAGGGAAGCGGAGTCCGCAGCACTGCTCAGCACATCGGGCAAGAAGCAGACCGCCGACACGGAAGCCCAGATTACCGCCATCAAGGTTGCGGCTGCACAGCAGCAATACTCCAACGACATTTGGGCGGCAACGGAGCACCTGAACATCGTGAAGAGTACGGCGGGGGCAACCAAGGCTCAAATTGAAACGGCGAATAACGCCCTTGTCATCTTGGCTGCCAATTACCAGACCAAGGTTAACGACGAGGAAGCGGCGGGCAACAACAAGCGATTCCACGCTCAGGAAGAAGCCGACCGCAAAGCGACGGAACTTACCCGGAAGATGGCGGCAGAAAGCCTTAAGACCGACGAGGAGTTGTCAAAGATTCGTTACAGCGCAGCCATTGCAGACACCGCCTTCCTGTTGAAGACCGGGCAAGAAAGCCTGAATCAAGATACAGCCAATCGCAGGGCGGCGGAACAGCATCGCTTTGAGGACATGAAAGCCGCCCTCACCAGAGAGAAGGCTGCGATTGTAGGCACCGATGCCGAGATTTTTGCAGCGCAAAAGGCGGCGGACGACAAGCTGTTAGTCGAACAGCAGAAGTTTGATGCCGCGATGAAGGGCATCAACCAGAAAGCTGAAGAAGAAAAAGTTCGCATGTATCAGGAAGCCGAGAACAAGGTTGCCGACGCCTTCGCCAAGTCCGCCGCGAAAAGCATTGTTGAGGGCAAGAGCATGGCTGACGCTTTCGCTGCTCTCGGCAAGCAGATGGCAGAGACCGCCCTGACTAACTTGCTGGAATTGGAAACCATTGACGGCAGGAAAAAAGTTCATGATGCCGGGGTAGCAGCACGTGGCGCGTATACCGGCGTGATGAACATGGACTTGCCTCCTTTCATCGGGTTCCCTCTGGCTATCGCTTCAGGTGCGGCCGCCTTCGCCGGGGTCATGGCATTCGACCAAGGCGGCATCGTGCCGTCAAACCAGATGGCCATGGTTCACCAAAACGAAATGATTTTGCCCCCAGCCATCTCCCAAGGCTTGCAATCCATGATCAGCCGGGGCGGGGCGGGAGGCGGCACGAATGTGAACATGAACGTCCATGCCAAGGATGCCGACAGCTTCCGGCTGTCGCAGCACCAAATCCAAGCCGACATGCACCGCTCCATCAACATAGCGGGAAGGCGGAACACCTAATGTTTGAGACGGAATTTCCGACCGCAGTTTCGTTTCTGGCGCAGGGCGGTCCTGCGTTCAGCACCACGGTAAACGAGGGCTTCAGCGGCATTGAAAGCCGCAACCAGAATTGGAGCATGCCCCGTGGGTCGTGGAGCATTGACTTGAGCTACAAACCGCAAAGCTATTACGACGACGTGCAAGCATTCTTCCTTGTCGTCGGAGGGCAGTGGGACAGCTTCAGGTTCAAAGACCACAAGGATTTCACCGCGACCGGGCAGGTGATTGGGTACGGCGATGGAACCACTAAAGATTTCCAACTGACCAAGACTTACTTCAGTGGCGACCGCTCCTATGTACGGATTATCCGCAAGCCCATCACAGCTAACGTGCTGAGGTTTGACGGCACGAATTGCACCGAGTCCGTTGTTATCCACGTGGGGAGCACACTTAAAACCTTGACCACGGATTACACCGTGGACGAGACCACAGGATTAGTCAGTTTCCTTGCTGCCCCGGCTGCTACCAGTCCGCCGACTCCGATCCTTGCAGATTTTCAGTTTCATTACGCAGTCAGGTTTGCGGACGATGCTCTGAAAGCCCAACTGGAGGAGGGCGGAAGCATTTCGTGGACGCAGATAACAGTCAGGGAGTGCAAACAGCCATGAAGCATGTAAGCCCATCCTTGTCGTTGCACCTGTCGCAGGAGACAACCACGCTTGCCCGCTTGTGGAGGATTACCCGTGCGGACGGGAGCGTCAAGGGATACACCGATTTTGATAGGGATATTAGTTTCGCTGATGCTACAGAGGTGCCCCCAACCCCACCGGGTGGTTTTCCTGATCTCACCATTCAGGCACTAACCAATTCGGGCACCGGAAGCACGCAGTCCAGT